ACAAAAGGATATTTTGCTGGTGGATTTGCAGCAACATATGCCGCAACAGCAGACAAATTAACATATTCAAATGACACAACAGCAGCGCAAACAAGTGCTAATCTAAGTCAATCAAGATATAATTTAGCGGGAGTTTCAGAAGAATCAACAAAAGGATATTTTGCTGGTGGATTTGCAGCAACATATGCCGCAACAGCAGACAAATTAACATATTCAAATGACACTACAGCAGCGCAAACAACCGCAAATCTAAGTCAAGCAAGATATGGTTTGGCAGGAGTAAGTTTACCCTCACAATTTGCCATCTACAGCGGTCATTTGGCAAACGCATCAGTCGTTTCAGGATCAATGGCAAGTGGTCAGGTAAGCAATTTTAGCCTTTCATCAGGCGCTGTTATTTATAATTTACAATCAGGAAGTATAGGAAGCGGATTTTTAGCCAATTCATCTGTTACTTCTGGAGACATTTTTACATCTCAGGTTGGACAATTTCACATTGTTTCAGGAGCTATAAACAGCGGACATATCTCCGACAACGCAATAACATCTGGACTAATCGCCTCAGGTCAAATATCAAGATTTCACCTAAGCTCAGGCAGCATCGGAAGCGGACACCTTACTTCAGGTGCTGTTTATGGGTTTGCAGTTGGTAGCAAAGGATATTTCGCTGGTGGAAATACAGGAGTAAGAGTCGCCACAGCAGACAAATTAACATATTCAACAGACACAACAGCAGCGCAAGCAAGTGCAAATCTAAGTCAAGCAAGAACTTATTTAGCGGGAGTTTCAGGAGAAGGAACTAAAGGATATTTTGCTGGTGGCACTACAGGTGCAAATCTCACAACAGCAGACAAATTAACATATTCAAATGACACTACAGCAGCGCAAACAAGTGCAAATCTAAGTCAAGCAAGACAAGGGTTAGCAGGAGTTTCAGAAGGATCGACAAAAGGATATTTTGCTGGTGGCACTACAGGAGCAAATGTCGCAACAGCAGACAAATTAACATATTCAAATGACACAACAGCAGCGCAAACAACAGCAAATCTAAGTCAAGCAAGAGGATATTTGGCAGGAGTTTCAGAAGGATCAACAAAAGGATATTTCGCTGGTGGCACTACAGGAGCAAATGTCGCAACAGCAGACAAATTAACATATTCAAATGACACTACAGCAGCGCAAACAACAGCAAATCTTAGTCAAGGAAGAAACACTTTAGCAGGAGTTTCAGGAGAAGGAACTAAAGGATATTTTGCTGGTGGATTTGCAGCAACATATGCCGCAACAGCAGACAAATTAACATATTCAAATGACACTACAGCAGCACAAACAAGTGCTAATCTAAGTCAAGCAAGACAAGCTCCAGCAGGAGTTTCAGAAGAATCAACAAAAGGATATTTTGCTGGTGGATTTGCAGCAACATATGCCGCAACAGCAGACAAATTAACATATTCAAATGACACAACAACAGCGCAAACAAGTGCAAATTTAAGTCAAGCAAGATTTGGTTTATCAGGAGTAGATGGTTCTTTCATTTACAACAATGTCATCATAGGAAGCGGTGGAGTCGTAAGCGGAACAATACTGTCTGGAAGCATTGGCATAAACCACTTGGGTAATGAAGTATACAACTATGACGCAAAGAACAACAACTTCAGACTAAGCGTTGTTTCAGGTCTTCCAGTCACAAGCGGAAACCTCACATCGCAGACAACACTTTATCTAGTTCCTTACAATGGAGATTCAATATCATTGTATAATGGATCGGATTGGGAAGTATACACGACATCTGGAACAAGCGTATCGATAGCGACATCGACCCTTGCATCAGGAAGAGTTTATGATGTCTATTGTTATCCTAATAGTGCTGGAAATCCTACTTTGGAATATTCAGCAGCTTGGACTAACATAAACAGCAGAGCGGATGCAATCCAATATGTAAATGGAATTCCACTCAAGTCTGGAACTCTTAACAGAAGGTTCGTAGGAACAGTTTGGGCTAGGAACTCTGGAGTTATTGATGACTCAAGACAGTATAGAGGTGTCTGGAATTGGGATAATCGTGTAACAAGACCTTTGGATGTGAATGATGCAACAGTCCACACTTTTGCGTCCAGCACTCCAAGAGCTTGGGCTAATAATAGTGGCGTTGCTGTATATTGGCTTCAGGGTTATGGGGGTCTTGGCGTACAAGCATCCATGTTTGCTGGAATTTACAGGGCTACTGGCGCTGCTGGCACAAACGCAGTAGTGAACGGTATTACAAACGCTGTCACCAATACTTTCCAAGTCGCAAGCCTTTCAAGTGGAATCACAGAATACAAACATGCAGCAGCATGGATTCAATCCATACCGGGCTTGAACTGGATATATGGCAATGAAAGCGTTAATGCGTCAGGATCAATAGGAGGAGTCGATCTCAGGATTTATGCTAACATTGAAGGATAAATATAATTAAATGCCAAATGAATTCATAGCCCGTAATGGGCTTATTACATTGAGCGGAGAAATAAGAGGACTACTTGCATCAGGAATAGTCCTTTCTGGCTCCATTGCTTCAGGCCAAGTCAGCAATTTCAAACTGTCATCTGGCGCATCTATCTATAATTTACTTTCTGGAAGCATAAGCGGTTTGCTATTGGGCAATTCATCCATCGCTTCTGGATCAATAGCCAGCGGACAAGTGGGACAAATGCACCTAAGTTCAGGGGCAATTACCAATATTCAACTTGCAAACGCATCAATAACGAATAATACAATTGCAAGTGGACAAGTAAGCAATTTCCATCTGAGTTCAGGAGCCTCAATATCAAATTTGCTTTCTGGCAGCATAAGCGGACTTTTACTGGCTGACAATTCAGTTGTTTCAGGTAGCATCGGTAGTGGTCAGGTAAGCAGATTTCACATAGGCGATTCAAGCGTAAATAATGGTAATATATCAGAAAATAGCGTATTATCAGGTTCAATATCCAGCGGTCAGATCGCTCTACAGCACATTGCTTCAGGCTCTGTTTTCAGCGGACATATGGCCTCAGGTTCCGTGTATGGCCCTGTGATAGGAAGCGGAGGAATAAGTAGTGGCAAAATCCAACTGAACCAAGTGGGATTAAACCACTTGGCAAAGGAAGTGACAAACATAGAACCCAAGAAAAACAACCTAAGAATAAGCGTTGTTTCAGGAGTTCCTGTAAGTAGTGGTGACTTAACAGCAAGAACAACTCTTTTCCTTGTACCATACAATGGTGACTCGATTTCGCTCTATGACGGAACAAATTGGGGATTGTTTTCAATATCTGGAACGGCTGTTTCATTATCAACAGCAGCAATAGCTTCTGGAAGCATTTATGACATTTACTGCTACAATAACGCTGGAATTCCAGCACTTGAACTTTCTGCTCCTTGGACTGGTGGAATAACATCAAGAGCAGACGCAGTTGAATTCGTCAATGGCATTCCACTCAAGTCTGGAACTTTGACTAGGAGATTCGTAGGTACAGTTTGGGGTAGAAACTCAGGTACAATTGATGATGGCAGACAATACAGGGGAGTATGGAATTGGGACAATCGTGTCACAAGACCTATGGATTTCACAAATGCATCTGGACATACCTACAATGTAAGCGGTGGAGGAAATGCTAGACCTTGGAACGGCAATAGTGGCAACGCACTATATTGGATTCAGGGAATAGGGGGGATTGCAACAAACGCATCATGTTTTTCCACATTCAATAAAACTGCTGGAGTAGGTTATGCTCAGGTCAACTTTAGAACGAACATTAACGCATTTCCTTGGAACTTGTATCAATCAACAATAAGCTCTGGTTTAGGAGATGTAAAAATAACGGCTGGTTCTATTGAATCAGTTTTGGGACTCAATTGGCTTTATCCAGAACAAACTATGAGTGCATCTGGAACATTTAGTGCAAATCAGGTAAGACTCTACAACAACATCGAAGGCTAGAACTGCTCAAAAAATACATTAAAGCTCATGCTTATTCTGTCGCCATCAGACCTGTTAGCCTGAACGCTATGCTGTAACCAAGCTGGAAATAGATAGACACGACCAGCGATTGCAGGATAAATTAAATGATTTGCCGTCACAGCATTCATTTCCTTATAACTGGCATCTATCATTTCCTTGGCGTGTAGAGGTGAATGAAATACTATGTTTCCGCAATCCTCAGGTGTCTGCAAATAATAGCATCCTGAAAACAAATTCCTTGGATGGGTATGAGCGACATTGTAAGCTCCCTTAGGATTCACATTCACCCAAGAATTGTAAATCTTTAGCTTTTCCTTTATTTTCAGGGAATTGGCTACATCGCTTACAAGAATCTCCAAATCAGCCTTCAAACCACGACAAGGCGATCTATCAAGCCAATTGTCACGACTTTGCCAGCCACCTCCCATGTTGGTCTTCTCAACGCCAGATGGATCACTAGCTCGGCAATATCGAGTATAATCAATCAATTCCTCACGATAGGAATCAGAAAGATCACAGAAGAATATCGTCGTGGGGAATACAAGTTCGCAATTGATTTTACTGGACATCGCAACTTTCTTCCACTCACTCATAGACCTTGCCAGTAGATACATCGATGTGCTTGCAACGAATGCCAGCATCAACGATTAAGCGGAATCCCTTTTCACGGAGCTTTTGGGAAAGGAAACTGTCTTGAGTCAGGTGAGGAGTTGTAACAGTCCAAGGATATTCGGTCTGTAGGAAACACTCCATGGGGAATAGAGTGAATCCCTGTGCGATTGTGTAGACTTCATATAGACCCGTGTCATTTGATGGAAGGGTAAGGGCTTGCCTCTTTCCTGCGACGATTTGAATATGAACGCCTTCTTGATACGGCGTTTTCTTTACATAATATGCTCCCAAAATAACCTTTGGATCGCCAATTTCCCTATATTTGGCTAGAATCTTTTGAAAGGCATCAGGTGGCGGGAATGTGTCATCTTCAACAGTTAAGATGAAATCGGCTTTATCGGATAATGCCGTTTGTATTGCTTCATTATATGCGTCAGCAGTTGTTCTGCCGAATACATTAAGATATTTAACTTGAACTCCTGATGGAATGGCGAGATTTTCAAGAACAGGTAATCTTTCTGCCTTTTCCCTTGTTGGCACACAAATCAATACTTTTACATCACCGACTTCAAGATATTTTTTTTCAACTTCACGAACATGATCTAATTGAGGATTTCCAGACAAACCAATTTGTCTTAGTGCCTCATTGTTTCCAACGCCTATTCTGCCTGTTGCCTGCAAATCTTGTTGAGCCTGACGAGCCAATCGTAATTTCCAGTATTGTTCCTGACCAGCATCAAGTTCAGCACGGGTAAACTTCTTGGGGAAACTTTGCCAAATCTTATACAGACCTTCAAATTCTCTTAAAGCACCTAGTACAGCCCTATCTTGTTCTTCCAAATCAATACGAAGTAAATCAGCTTCAATTTGATCGAGTTCAGTACCCTTGTCCTCAAAATCTTTTATTTTAATTTCAATTTTCCTTTTTCCCAATTTCGCACGACGAAGGTTATCATATTTGATCTGCATTTCCAAAACGCATTGAGCGTATTGTGTTTCAATTGTATCATGTTGACCAACAACAAACTTTTCGAGGACATAAGCGGTTCTTGGTTGCTGAATCTCAAGGAATGCATCTTCCATGTCCTTGATGACTTTCATGACATTGTCGATTCTATCTTCGATTTTGACTAACTCATTCATTTTTTTATTTCCCTTTACTTATACAATTATAAGAGAGTAATCACAGGATTTTTCATTATGCCCGGTTCTTGGGAAATACTAGATCAAGAAATACACAATCCAAGAGTTCTTGTTGCCACTCTTACAAGAGAGTTGGTGGCCACTACTTGGGCCATGGGTTTCAAGCAACTTATCATACCGAATGGAACATCAACATTTATAAGTGGAATGCCATTTGATCATGGCAGGAACACGGCTTGTCAAAAGTTGCTTGAACTGCAATGGGAATACCTTTTCTTTCTCGATGATGATGTGATTTGCCCACCAGACACTATTATTCGTCTTGTTTCGCACAGGCTTCCAATCGTTTCTGGCTTGTACTACAGAAGAATGCTTCCATTGGTTCCATGTATGCTTAGACATAGTGAATCTGGCCCTCAATGGATTACAAGTTATCAGGAAAACGCTTTGATTGAAGTGGATTTGGTGGGAGCAGGGTGCTTGCTTATTCATCGTCAAGTATTGGAAACTTTGCCACCTTTGAGCAATCGTTGCAGATGGTTCCAATGGCAATGTGACAGAACAGATTTGCCTCCTCTTGATAGGTCAAGCGAGGATTTCACATTCATGACTCATGCCAGAAATCATGGTTATAAAATTCATGTTGATACAAGCATTCAATGCAGACATATCGGACTGTCTGAAACTGATAGGAACGGAATCAAGCCTCTGGAACTCAAACTATGA